CGATGCTGCGCTGGCTGACACCTTCAAAGCGGAACAGGCCGATCTGGCCAAGGCGGGTGTAGAGGTTGGGCAGGATGTTGATGGCCTGCGTCATCTCGGCCAGCGAATAGCCGCCAGCGTCAAAGGGGTTTCGGATCAGGGTCATGGGGTGCTCCGGGGAATTTGGGGGAAGGGATGCCGACGCCGCGCGTCAGACGCCATCGCGGGCGATGATGCCGACAGCGGCCAGTTGGCCGATCTTGGCGGTGATCTTGGCCGCGTCATCGACAGTGGCGTCATAGGTAAGGCCCGCGCGCGAAACGATCGCGGGGCCACGGGCAACGACAATGCCGATGGCATCCGCCAAGGTGGCGTCGACCGCGTAAAGCAACACCGCGATGGCAGTCTCGGCCCCGTCGGCGCCGCCGCTGGTCGCGAGCTTGTATTTGCCGCTGGCGGTGATTTTGCCCAGCACCGAGCCGACGGGATAGGGCATGCCTTGCGCGAGGGTGATCACCTCGCGGGTGTAGTTCGGGTTGACCTCGTATTTGAGGACATCGCCCATGCTGGGCGGTTGGGTCAGGACGGGCACTTGTCAGTCTCCGGGGTGAGGGGATGAGGAAGGGGCGCAGGTTCAGCGCTTTGCGTCGCTCGCGGCTTTCTTGGCCGCGGCGATGATCGGGCTGTCTTTGGCAACGGCGGCGGCCGGGGCGGTGGCGACGATGCCCGCGGCATCGCTACGGGCGGCCAGATCGGCGAGCACGCGGGCGCGCAGGGCCTCGGGCTTCAGACCCTTCGCGACGGCGTCGGCGGCGTCGATTTGTACGCCGAGCCGGGCCGCTTGCGCGCAGACCTGCGCCACCTCGGCCGCCTCGGCGCGAATGGCGTCTGCAGTCATTGCCGATGTGTCGGGCGTGGGTGCGGCATCAGCGATGGGCGGCTCGGGCGTGATTGCGGCATCAGCGGTGGCAATCGGCGCCGTGTTCGGGGCATGGGTGGGCGTGTCGGTCATCATTGGACCCTTTCTGCTGCTGGGGTTGAAGCCGCGCGGGGCGGCGGCGAAAGCGCGAAACGCGGTGACGGGATCGGCGAGATCATCGGCGAGACCGGCGTGGATTGCGGCCTCGCCGCGAAACACCGCCGCCTCGGTGCCGAGCGCGCGCGCCACATCGATGCGGTCGCCGCGCCCGTCGGCGACGGTCTGGGCAAAGAGCAGGCGCAGATCCTCGAGCTCGGCCTGCATCCGGGCGCGCACCAAATCGGGCAGGGGCTGATACGGGTTGGCATCGACCTTGTGCGATCCTGCATGGATCAGGGTGACCGCGACCCCCTTTTGATCAAGGGCCCCGCTCATGTCGGTGTGCAGCGCCACCACGCCGATGCTGCCGACAGCTCCGGTGCGCGGCAGGATGATGCGGTCGGCCTGAGATGCCAGGACATAACCAGCCGACAACGCATGTTCCGCGACAAAAGCTTGCACCGGCTTTTGCGCCCGCGCCGCCCGGATGCGATCCGCCAGATCGAAAGCCCCGGCGACCTCGCCGCCGAAGCTGTCGATGTCGAGCGCAATGCCGCGAACGCCGGGATCGGCGAGCGCCGTCTCGATCTGTGCCGCGATGCCCTCATAAGAGGTCACCCCAGAGGATTGCCCGATCCAGGCGCCGCGATGCACCAGAGTTCCCGCGATTTCGATCACGGCAATGCCCTCCACCAGTGCGAAAGGCCGGGTGCCGCCCTGCTGGTGATGCTGGGCGAGGTCATTGCCAAAAAGCGAGGCGCGGGCGGGCAGGGTGGCGGCGGCCTGATCCGCCGCGTCGACCTCGAGCCCTGCAAAGCTGACCTCGCGCCCGGTGATGCGCGGACCAAGTCCCGAGAGGAAAGCGAGGGCCTTGGCAGGCTCCACCATCAACGGGGTGTTGAAGGCGCGTTGGGCGATCTGGGCGTGGTGCATGTTCAGGGTCCTGACCCCTGTCCCGTGACGACAGGCGGTCTGTGGTTGATTTTTCGGGGGGCGCGCCGATATAGTAAGGCGAAACGCCAATAAGTAAGGAATCGCCGCGATGCGGGAATCGACGGTGACGACCAAAGGCCAGACCACGCTGCCGCGCGATGTGCGGGCGGCGCTTGGCCTCAAGAGCGGCGACAAGCTGCGCTATGTCGTGATGAACGGCGAGGTCAGGCTGTTGAAGGCCCGACCGGTGGCGGAACTTGAAGGCGTGCTGGCGCGGCCCGGCAAACAGCCGATCAGTCTTGACGAGATGGATGACGCCATCGCCGCCGGCGCAACTGACGGGATGCGTCCCGCCAGATGATCGCCATCGACACCAATGTGCTGGTCCGGTTCCTTGCGCAGGATGAAGCGGGGCAGGCGGCGGCGGCCAGCGCTTTCATGCGCGGCCTGACGCCCGCAGCCCCCGGGTTCATCAGCCGCGAAGTGATGGTCGAACTGGTCTGGGTGCTGGAGCGCGCCTATCGCTACAGCCGGGTTGAGGTGGCCGCGGCGCTGGAAGGTTTGCTCGCCGCCGTGGAAATCGAGGTCGAGGCAGCGGATGACGTGGGCGCGGCGGTGTTTCGCTACCGCGATGACGGGTTCGGCTTTGCCGATCTGATGATCGCCGCCGCTGCGCGCCGCGCCGGGGCCACGTCGCTGGTGACATTTGATCGCAAGGCGGCGCGACTGCCTGGCGTGCAACTCCTGCCGGTCTGATTGCATCACGGTTCATCCTTGCGGGCAGGCTTGGCGTCGGCGCTGTGGTCCGCCTCTTCGCCGTCGGCATCATCGGATTGACCGGGGCCGCCATTGTCACTGCCCTTGGCCGCACCCGGCCCCTGCGCAGGCGACCCCGGGCGGCGGAAGTCGAGGCCCAGCGCCTTCTCGCGTTTCCGTTCGGCCGCGATCTCGCGGTCGACCTGTTCGGCGTCATAGCCGCGCTCGGATATGGCCTGGGTGCGGGATTTGAGGCCAGCTTCGATCTGCAGGATCTCGGCCGAAGCGTCCTTCATCGGGTCGATCCAGTCCCATTTGGTCGGGAGCCAGGCGCAGGCCTGATATTGGCGGCGCTGGCTGTCATATCCGGGGAGGTCGAGCGCGCCCGACAACACGGCGGTATCCATCCAACGCACCCAGACCGCGCGGCAAAGCTGGTAGACCAGCACGCCGTGCTGCCAGGCCGAGATACGGCGGCGGAATTCGATCAGGGAAATCCGCGTGTTGGAGAAGTTGCCCTTGGCGGTGTCGCCGGTGAGATAGCCATAGGGGATGCCAAGTGCTGCCGCGATTTGCAGCAGGGTCCGATACTGGAACGGCTCATAGGTGCCGCCGGAGTCCGGCGTGGCCGGGGTCGAGACATCCTCGCCGGGGTCGAGCCGCACCACCTGTCCGGGTTCGACCTCGAGGTCCTCCTCGGTCGGTTCCAGCGGCGTTTCCGGGGCGGGCGAGGTGATGAACATCGCGAACATCGCCGCGATCTTCTTCCGCTCCAGCTCGGCGTCGTCATAGAGGTCCAGCGTGAACAGTTTCACAACGGCGGCCGCAAAGCGTGACACGCCGCGCAGCTGGCCAGCTTCCACCGGGTCGAGGATGTGGATTACATCGCCAGCCGGAACGCGCACCGTTTCGCCCGCGAGGCCGGGATCGGTCAGATCGCCCGGATGGCGGCGCAGGAAGTGATAGGCAACGCGGCGACCGATGCCATCGAACTCGATGCCCTGGCGGATCAGCCCGGCGCCGGGCAGGCTGCGGTTCAGATCAAGCGGCAGCATCTCGGCGGGCAGCATCTGCAATTGCAATGGCACGGTCAGACCGTCCTCCGCCCGGCGCGGCCGGATGCGGATGAACACCTCGCCCGACAGAAACACTTCGCGCGCGGCCCGGCGCTGCAGCCCGTAGAAATCGGTCAGGCCTTCGGCGTCGGCATCATCGGTCCAGGCCAACCACAGCGCCTGCAGCGTTTCCTTGGTGGCAGCGTCGGCAATGGTCGACGAAGGTTTGATCCCAGCGCCGACCACGTTGCTGGCAAAAGACTCCACCGCGTTCGAGGCATAGCCGTTGTTCCTGACCAGCCAGCGGGCACGGGCGGTGATCGTATCGCCCGAGGCCGCGATCAGCGTGTTCACATGCGCGCGGCTGGCGCGGAACCCGCGCAGGCGACGATGGGCCTGCGCAGCATCGAACCCGCCGATGATGCTGCCGATGCGCTGACGGAAGGCGTCAAAACCCATCGGTCACAGCCCTTTCGAGGCCACGGTGCCCCAGCGGCGGCGACGCGGGGTGTCCGAAGTGGCGGTGGCAATCCGGGTTTCCAGATCAGCAATGGCGTTCGCCAGTTCCGCGTCCGAGCCATAGGTGATCGATTTGCCGTCATAGCTGACCGAGCGGACGCCCGCGTAACGGGCCTCCTGAAGTGCTGCCAGCAAGGCGCGCATCCGTTCCAGATCCATCTCAGTCCCTCATGAAGTTCGGTGTGTAAGCCCGGCGTTTCCGCCGCGGGGTGGTCGGTGTTCCGGCTTTCGGCGGGGAGGGTGTTGCCGGTTCAGTTGCCGTGGCTGGCTGCGGGGCCGGGGGCTTGGTCTCGACCCCGGCCTGCGCTTCCAGCCGCCGCCATGTCGCCTCATCCCAGCGATCCGCGCCCATGATCCACGCCGCCGCGCGGGCATAGACGCGGGCGTCGAGGGCTTCGTTGCGCTCGCGCATCTTTTGCCATTCCTGGTGGGCATAGCCGCGCTTGTTGCGCACGGTGACCAGTTGTTCGGCCACCAGCTGCTTCAGCCATTCGGTGTCGATCCAGTCGGGCAAGTGCACCGTGCCAGGAGCATCCGGAACCCCCAGCGCCCGGTCTTCATCCGAGGGGCGTTCCAGCCGCAAAAAGCGGTAAGTCTCGGTCTTGAAGGTGGCAGTCGCCACCGACCAGAGCCGCGCGCCCCGCCGCAGCCGCTTGCCGCCGATGGTGGCGTCGACGAACGTTGGGCCCGACACCGGCGTGGCGCGGTTGAAGCCTTCCAAGCCCTTGATCGGCGCGACCTGGTCGAACCCTTGCTTGCGCGCCCAAGCGTAAACCGCCGGGGCTTCATAGCCGGTGTCGATGGCAAGCTTGCCGATCAGCATCACTGCGCCATTGGCGCAGGCCCATGTCCGACCGAGCAAAGCCGTCAGCTTGTCCCAGCAGGCGGGGTCGTCCGGGCCACCGGCGATCACGATGTGCTCGACCAGCCAGCTTTCCAAGCCGCGACCCCAGGCCCAGACATCGACCTCGATGCGATCCTTCTGCACATCGACGCCAGCCGTCAGGAACAGACCGCCCATCGGGATTTGCACGCCCGCGTAGCTTTCGCGCCGCTCTGCCAGCCGTTGCCATTCCGGCGCATCGCCCGACTCGACCCATGTCTCGCCCAGCAAAGTGTTGCGCGCCGCGCGTAGCATTTCCTCCGAGCCTTGCGCCGCCAGCCATTCCCGCGCGATCTGCGCCCAGCTTTTCCAGCCCAGCGGCGAATAGAGCGCCGACAGGTGGAAGCCGATCGAATGCGGATCGGCGGACACAGCCGTCGCGCGCCATTCCCCGCGTTCCAGCATCTGCGTCTTGTGATGCTCGGCGATGGGCCGCTCACAAGCCTCGCAATGATAGGCCGCCGTATCGGGCCGACCCTTGTCCCAGCGCAGGCGTTCAAATTGCAGCCATTGCATGTGGCTGCAATGCGGGCAGGGCACGAAATACCGGCGCTGGTCCGATGCCTCAAACTCCCGTTCAATGCGCGACAATCCCCGGATCGTCGGGGTCGAGACCATGAACACCTTGCGCCGGTGCGAGAAGGTGGTGGTCCGCGCTTCCGCCAGAGTGACCGGGTCGCCTTCCTCGTCGGCAGAAGCTGGATAGGCGTCGACCTCGTCCAGAAAGATATATCGCGCGGGCATCGAGCGCAGCCCGGTGGCCGAGTTGGCCCCGGTCAGCACCAGAATGCCGCCGGGGAATTCCTTCGACAGCATCGAATTGCCCGCGTCGCGCGATCGGGCAGGGTTCACGCGTTCCCGCAGCGCCGTGCTGTCCGCGATCAAAGGGTCCAGCCGCCCGCGCGACGTGCGTTTCGCCAGTTCCAGGGATGGCAATACCGCGAGCATCGGCCCCGGCGCGTGATGGATCACGAAGCCAATCCAGTTGTTGCCCGCCTCGGTCGCCCCGACCTGCGCGGCCTTCATGAACGAAATCCGCTGTGCGGGGTGGCGCGGCGACAGCGCATCCATGATCTCGCGCAGATAGGGCGCGCGAGCGGTGCGATAGCGCCCCGGTTCGGCCGCACCACGCGACGACAGCCAACGATGTTGATCCGCCCATTCCGATACCGTGAGATCGGGATCGGGGCGCGTGCCCTTTGCCCAGGCGCGCAGCATATCCTCGGCGCCGTCAAACCCGAGGTCGAGGCCCTCGGTCAGATCGTGGCCATCTTCCCCGTCACCCGAGGGAAACCCTGAGGTCGGCGAGGGCTTCGAGTTGCGCTCTGACATGGGTTTCCAGCACCCTCTGCAGGATCGCGGCCTCGATGATTACCGGTTTGCCGAACTGCCGCTCCACCCCCAAGGCCACTTCCGCCGCCATCAATGCCGCAACCCGCGCGGGCCATGTTACCCAGGCATCGCGCTCCTGCCGCGCGAGGCGAAACACCAGCGCTTCGGCCCGGGCGCGGTCCACAAGGGCGCCCTTCTTCTTCTGGATCCCGAGTTGCTTTTCCTGCGCCTGATAGACCGTCAGCGCCGTGCGCGCCTTCAGATAGGACGAGCTGTCCGCTGGCCCGGAAAAGCCGCTATCACCACCCGTGCTGCGCCGCTGCTGGTCGGGGTCGGTCATCTCGCCGCGCCGCACATCAGAGGCGGCGGCGTTGATCGAGCCGTCGCCGTAAACCACCAGCCGACTGGCGCGCCTCGCCTTCTGGATCGCCCCGCGTGAGAGGCCCGAATGGGCGGAATACTCGCGCTCGGACATGCCTTCCATGATGCTTTGAATTATCCGCAAAGTATTGGAAATAAACAGGAAAGATGGTCTATTTCGGTTGATTACACTGCCGCCAGGAGCGACTCTCTGATCAGGAAATCACCCCCCGATCGGAGACCAGATCATGACCATGGCAACCACTACCATTCGCATCGAGGCCGCCACGCTGCCGGAACATTTCGACCGCAGCCGCCTCAATGCGGTGGCAGAGGCCATTGAGGCCGTGCTGCACGAGGACGGGATCAAGGCCGAAGCCTCGGATCTGTTCTCGCATCTCAAGATCGAAGTGCCGACCGCGCAACTGGCCGCCGCCAGCGCTGTGCTGGCTGACCTGCGGCTGATCTGAGGCATGCCATACGAAAACGATGCAACAAACCCCCGGAGACCAAGCCATGACCACCCGCCGCGCCACCGACAATGCCAAAGCCCTCGACGCCTTCATCGCCACCAAGTTCCAGATCGACGCGATGCTGGATCGGCTGAAGGCCCTGAGCGCCGACCATTTCAACACCCACCCCGACGAGATCAACTGGGGCGATGTCGGCACCCTGAACCATTACGCCAGCCTGCTGCGCCAGATCACTGACAGCGCCTTCAAGGAAGGCGAGCATGCCGCTTGATCCTGCCCAGCGCCACCAGATCGAACAGGATGCCATCACCGCCGCGTGGGAGGCCGAACGCCTCGCCGCCTGTGACGATGCCATCACCCAGTTGCGCGAGATCGCCGATCTGCAAACCGACGATGATGGCGACGTGATCCTTGGCGCAGATGCCAACGGTCGCAACGACCTTCTGTCGCGCATCGCCAACTTCCTTGCCACCCACGACCAGTAAGAGGAACCCGCCATGACCAAGCTGACAGAAACCCAGACCATCATCCTCAGCGCCGGGGCCCAGCGCCCCGAGAACATCGCCCTGCCGCTGCCCAAGGGGCTGGCCGGTGCGGCGGCCAAGATGGCCGTCACGAAGATGATCGAGCGGGGCTGGCTGCAGGAGGTCGATGCCAACCTGCGCCGGAATGAGCCGCTCTGGCGCGAAACTGGCGATGGCCACGGCACCACGCTGGTGGTCACTGACGTGGGGGTGCTGGCCATCGGGATTGAGCCGGTGGTGGCGAGCACAATGACTAATCTGCGCAAGGCAAAGCTGGAACTGGTCACTCAGCCAAAGGATACGCCCGAAGCATCCCCCAGCCCTGCCACACCGAAGCCAGTTGCCATCCGCGCCGGCACCAAACAGGCGGAGATCATCGCCCTCATTCAACGACCCGAGGGGGCGTCCATCGCAGAGATCGTCGAAGCGACGGGCTGGTTGGCACATTCGGCAAGGGGCCTGATTTCGGGCGGGCTCAAGAAGAAGCTGGGCCTGCCGATTACTTCAGAGAAGGTCACGGGCAGAGGCACCGTGTACAAAATCGAGGCTGCCTGATGCCCCGCTTCACGGTCCTGCTCACCCGCGATTTGACGGAAAGCACATGCGTCACGGTTCAGGCGTCGAATGCGGAGGCGGCGGTATCCGCAGCCTTTGCGGCCTTGTCTGCCAGCAGTGATGCCAACTGGAACCTTGATGAAGGGTCCTGGAACCTTGGCGCCCCCTATATCACGGCCCTCGATCCCTTGGACGATCGAGGTTGTCTGGATTGAGGCTTGCGTTTCAGGCCGCCGTGGCAAAGCCTTCTGGTCGAAACCTGACCATCGCGTCAGGACCGCGTGCGTCAAGATCGAACAGGGCGGGGCGTGCTGCCAGATAGCTTCGCCAGGTTTTCTCCGGCAGGGTGCTGATCTTGATCCCATGCTCGACATGCATTTTTGGCGCAAGCTCGGTTATGCGCATGCCCGAACCCTGCTTGCTGTGCTGGGCAATCATTGCGCGGATTTTCCGATCAAGCTCTGTGACACCGGTCGGCTCCTTGGGCACCAGTTTCACCGTCGACTGCGCGCTCAGCTCGACAAAGGTCGTGCAACTGGCCCTGAACGTGCGTGGAGCTTTCGCCTCCCCGACGCCGATGACCTTCGCGCCGAGTTCGCGCAAACGGACGGCGAGATGGGTGAAATCGCCGTCCGATGTGGCGATGATGAAGTGCATGGCCGCTTTTGCGTGCACAAGGTCCATCGCATCGATGGCCAGCAGGATATCTGTTGCGTTCTTGCCAGTCCCTGCATGCATCAGCCGATATCCGATGGCGGCGTGCCAATCGGATGACCGCTGGGCGTCCAGATACGCCCGCACCACAACGGGATCGCCATGCTTCATGGCGATGCCAAGGATGGAAGCAGCGTTCTTGCCGCTGATGTTGTCGCCATCCACAAGCACTGCCACTGGCTGGGTCATGTCGTTTGCCGTTTACTTGTTCTCCGGCTCCCCTATCGCAGGAATGCGCCGAAAGTTCGGCAGTTTTCTCACCTGCGTTCTTCTGCAGGCGCTGCTGTCAGAAATACCTCCTGCGCTCGAACAGCCTGCGCAGGGCGTAACTGCGGATCAACGAGATAGCAGTAAAAATCCCGCCCAGCGTGAGGTTCTCACCAAGGCCCGGGTGCAGGCCGAACCACGGAAACACGATGATCTGCGTAGCGACAGCCAGCACGTAGCCCACCGCGACATTGGTAACGGCTTCGATCAGCGACATGCGGCGCGATTGGTTCACATCACCGGCCCCGTGATCTGAAACTCCTCACGGATGACCTTGGCGGTCTCGGTCGCCTGCAGGTCATTGCGAACGCGTGCTGCAATGCGGCCCACATTCACGATGATGCAGGCGTTCTCGTTTGGCGTGACAAGGAGTTCCTCGTATTCGGTGTGCCGCAGGAACTCACACGGGGTCTCAATGTTGAGATGGTCGTCACTTGGACGGATAAGCCAAAGCACTCCTGCACAATCGTCCGGGGCGTCTATGCTACCCCGCAGAAACGGTGACAGGTGTTCTTGCACCAGCCCGAATGCGACAGACGGACCGAGGCCGAGCTTGCGCAGGTCCTGTGCCGCCGCAACCGCCACAACGTCTCTCCAGCTGTACCAGCGCGCCTTTCCGGGCTTGGGTGTTTCTTCTGGCCGAAAGTCGTTGCGGGATATGGCCTGGTTCAGGTCCGCGCGTGTGATCGGAATGATCCGTATGAGGTCGGCGTTTCGCCAGATTGGGACGTCGATAATCATTTCTGTCATGTCTCCCTACCAATGGTAGTCTCGTTGCGATTTTCCAGCTGTGCCCTTCGCCCCGTCGCCATCTCCCACCGCCGCACAGCGACGTCGCAATAAACCGGGTCCAGTTCCATCGCGAAGCAGCGCCGCCCAGCGCGTTCGGCCGCGACCAGCTGGGTGCCGGAGCCGCAGAAGGGTTCGAACACCAGGTCGCCGGGGGCTGTGAAGGCCTCCAGCACCGTCTCGACCAGCGCCACTGGAAACACGGCCGGATGCGATCCAGCAGCACCCAGCCCACCCTTGTGGCGCATGATCCTGAAGACGCTGTCGGGGATGCGGTGGCTCTGGATCGCATTGCCGCTGCCCGTCTTGGCGTGGACGGTGCCGTCTGCCCCGCGCAGCCCACCGCCGCCCAAGACCTCGCCTGCGTGCTTCGATAGGACGGTTTTGTGCGGTTTGCGGGGTGCGCGGTTGAAGTGGAAAATGAACTCGTGCGACGGGGCCAGGCGCCCCTGCCAGTCGCCCGGCAAACCGGGGCCCTGATCCCAGACATACCAACCAAATCGCCGCCAGCCAGAGGCGCGCATCCATTCCACCCATCCTTCCCAATAGGGCTGCCATTCGCTGTCGCGATGCACGAGGCCGAGGTTGACCAGCAGCTGCGCCTCGGGCGTGACCGGCGCTGCGGCGAACACGCCCTGCATCAGCGCATCCCAATCGCCGACCTTTTCCTTGGCGGCGCCATAGTCGCGCTGCTGCGCGTAGGGCGGCGAGGTGAACAGCAGCGTGGCCGCCTCATTCTGCATCAGCCTGGCGATGGCGGCCGAGTCGGTGGCATCACCGCAGCAAAGGCGGTGCTTGCCCAGCGCCCAAACGTCGCCCGGCTTGGTGATGGGGTCGGCGGGTGGATCGGGGATGGCATCGGCCGCATCGTCAGAAATCGCGGGGCGCTCGTCGGCGTCGGCCAGCAGCGCGTCCAGTTCATCCTCGGGGATCCCGATCAGCCCGAGGTCGAAATCCTCAGCCAGCAGTGCCTGCAATTCTTGCAGGAGCAACGCCTCGTCCCAGCCGCCCAGCTCGGTCAGCTTATTGTCAGCGATGCGATAAGCCCGGCGCTGCGCTTCGGTCAGATGGCCCAGCACTATGACGGGGGCCTCAGACAGCCCGAGGTG